AAAAGCCATTATCTGCCCCGATCAATTCTGATTTTTGCCCTCCTCTTGTAGTTCCTCTAGTGCGGAATCAACCGCCGAGAGTTCCCACAAGGAAAGGGCTTTTGCTTCGTTATAGCTTAACGCGCCTTCGCTGGCGTAGGCGATCCGGAAGCACTGGCGGATCCTAGCTTGCTTTTCAAGTCCGAAGGCATAGTAAAAAAAGCGGCCCATGCGAGTGCGGCTCCCCCTGCATCCTCGGGGTGCATCGTCTCCCAGATCCCGGAGGACATAGGCACCTCTCCGTCGACTACACAAATACTAGAATGCTTGCTATTACAAGCGATCTTGTAAAAGTCGTCGACAAAGTGATCGAGTTGCACTTCTTTCGATAAACCGAAGCAATACCCTAACATCTCTGAGAAATTGTCGGCGTCGTCTTCGAATTCATCTTGATCAATTTCGTGTAGCTTCTTAACCTCCGTCCCGCTAACGATATCGTCCCGATCAATTCCTAGATTTTCGAATTGTTGAGCGGAGGACATCATAAGCCCAGTGACCATTTGTTTAAGCTTATAGTACCCCCGAGAGTGAGACATTCCCGGCTCTCTGAGATCTAAAAATTGCGCGGTTTTGGTTTCCCCTTTGTGTTTATAAGTCAAGTCGTATTTTAACTTATAAATCGTTTGCCCGTCTTCTAGTGACATTTAAAACTTCCTCTTTTTACTGTATTGACATTGGCTCGCCTTCAAATTCAAGCGACGTGACTCCGTCCGCGCTTGCTGCACGCTCGACGGCATTCATTAACGACATACGATCAAAGCTTCTAGTGATCGCTTCTCCGCCTTTGAATCTCTCTGAAAAACTAATCGAATTTAGGCCGATGTCCTCTTTCCATTGGGCTATAAAACTATCAAGCGTGGGATCGAGATATACATCAAACGTGACTTTCCCGATCTTCGTTTCCGCATTTGAAGTGTGGACGGACTCGGTACTGTTCCCGCCGCTACTAGCCGCGCGAACCCCGATCTCTCCTTCCCCGCCGTCATAGCGGAGGGAGTTCGGGACGATCCGAATATTTACGTTATTAACATTTACCTGAGGTACGGATAAAGCTCTCATTTCGGTTTACTCCTTAAAAAGTGATCTGTGTACCAGTTGACCCGATAGTAAAGGCCAATTGTAGATCATAAGTTGCGACGCCGAATTGTGTGACAATCGGAAGCGGCCCGGAAATAGTTACGGAGCGTGTAGATAGGTTAACCGTAACTATAGTATTTTGACTAAAGAAGCTCTCAGCCTCGCGCCCTGATTGCGTCAAGGCAATGTCGGCAAGTCTTCGATAGATTCTTAATAACTCAGATTTAATACTCTCAGCGTTCGCCATAGACCGTCCGGGGACTAGGTCGCCCTCAGTTAGTCGACTTTGTGCGTAAGTCGTCTTAAGCGTATTAAAAATTATCTCGCGGCAAGCGGATCCTGTATCGACATAGTTCAGATATTTAAAACTATCGTTAGGGTTGCCCGCGGCGTCGGTTGTCCAAGTGGTCACCATAGGCCCCGTGATCATCTGATTGCCCGCCGGATTAACACCCCAGTAAGATGCCCCGCCGTTTTCAAGCAATGCTTGCTCGGTAAAACTATACTGATCCGTCGCGATAGTGACGGGGACCCGAGAAAGTGGCGTATTAAAATAAGGCAGAGAGGCCAAAGAAGGACCCCCGGAAGAGTCTAGCGGTCCGGAAGTACTCACAATGAAATCAGCTATAGAAGCGCCCGGGGTTAATCTTCGCGCCCGGAGACCTTGGAAATAAGCCATAGTCCAGCTTGCCGGTTGTAATATGACCGGACGACTATCCGCCGCTACGTCTTGCCCACCGATAACCGTCACTTGACTATTTTCAGTTAATGCGAGAGCGATATTAGTCGCGGAGTCTCCATTCGTCCCCATGAAGCCCACGCCGTCAAACACTCCGTTTGTGGCATTAAATCGGTTCTCCATTTCCGTGGTCATTACGGAGAGACTCGCGCTTAAATATTCCGGCCAGTTGATCCCTGTATATCGTGTCCCCGAAATCGCATCCCATAGGGCAGAAGTCGGAGTAATATTATTGACGCCGCCGGTCATTTGGGTAGTTACTACTGTTATCCCTGCGACTGATCCGGAAATTTTGATCCGGTTAAGATCGCCGAAAGTTGCCAGATCGGTACTCGTTAGAGTGACCGTGTCCGTGACGACGGCGTTAGTCCATACCTTGTCGCTCAAAGTATTAAGGGCGGTATTAATAGCGGCCGCGACATCGGTACTCGCGTCGGTGTCTGTGACTGCGACCGAAACCGTAAATTGCTCGGAATCGATGATAGACAATTCGAGCGCCCCGTCTTCGGTGGCGGTTCCCGATACGACAAACGTACCTACGGAAGCGGTTCCCGCATCGGCTTGAATTGGCAAAACGTCAAGAGGACTATGCCCCCCGTTCGCTGATCGGAAATATTGGATCCTGTAATATAGGTCGCCCGTTCCGAATAACGCAATCAATTCCGCATTTGTTAGATTCTGGACATTCTGGATCAAGACTTGATCCGCCGCGCTCCCCGCCGCCGTTCTGTATCCTACAATAAGATCGCGGCGATCGTTGAACGCATCAACGAGGGCGGCCGGTAAGAGGCTGATCCCGATGCGAGGTTGTGATATTGGGCTACCCATAATTAGTCACCTTTTTTAGTGGATTTTGATTTACCCTGCTTAGCTTCGGCTTCGTCGGCGCTCTTACTTTGTTTCTTGTCCTGAGAATAAAAATTTAAAATTTTGTTAGTTTCTGGGCGTCTGTACATCTTTCGCCAATAGGGATCCGCTGGGAGTCCGTTACAGTCAAGACGGATCTTAACCGATACGTCCGGTAAAAGGCCATGAATAACAGACTTAGAATTATTTTTTACAAAAATAAATTTATTTGACATTGCCTTATTCTCCAATTTATCACTATCGAACATATTAT